CAGGCCCTTGTCGCGGCGCTTGCGCTTGCTGCCGCGCTGGTCGCCGTCACGGTCCAGGCTCTCGACACCGAGAGCGGCGCCGCCAGTGTGCGTGCCGGGCGAGAAGCCGTAGCCGGCCGAGAGCGACTTGCACGCCACGTCTTCATCGACGAAGCTCTTCGCCAGCACATCCCAGGTCGCGTCGGTATTCACCGGGCAGTTGGTGATGGCGACGAAGCGGATCAGGGCTTTCTCGACGACGTTGTTTTTGCGCCGAAGGACTTTGCCCTCGATCGAGAAACCCAGGCGCTTGTTCGGCGTCTCGGCAAGCGCTTTCGCCAGCTCCCAGATCGCCGTGGCGCGAGTCGTGCTCTTCAGCACGTAGCCTCTGCACACCCAGCCCTCGGCCTTGACGCCGTCGCGCAGCGTGATGTCGCTGGAGTAGGCGGCGCTCTCGGGGTAGCCGACGATGGCGGAAGTCGCCGGATCGTGGTTGTCGTTGAAGTGGCCGTTGGCCAGGAAGTCGGAGATGTCCAGGCCCTTCGCCAGCACGCGCTCACCCTGGCGGTCCAGGCGGCTCGTGGACATGATGCCTTTGATCTGACGACAATTGTGCACCTCACCGTCACCGCTTTTCTCGGTGAAGTAGACCTCGGGCAAAAATACCCGGAAATCATCTTTTGCGATGAAGTGCCTGGTCACGCGTGTGGCCCTAAATGCAAAATGGAGCAGTGCAGCCCTGGACGGGCGCAACTACTCCATCAAAATGAGTCTTTGTGTTGCTGAGTTTTCAGGATGACAGAGGCTTGGCCGTGAAGTCAACTATTTCTTAACTTCGTAGACGAAGCGGGTGTGGATCGACTTCAGCAGTTCGAAGTCGATCGGCACGTCCCGCTTGCAGCCCTTGCACACGGCGAAGCAGCCGGCAGCCTCCCATTTCAGGAGTGTCGCCCGCAACTTAGCCTGTCCCGCGTAGCTCTTGACGATCTGATCGCCGCAGTGCGGGCAGCCGAAGTCAAGCTCGGTGGTCGGCACGTCCACGCAGGATCTCCTCGATGCGGTTGATCTTCGCAGCCTTCGACAGATCGACTTCATATGCCTCGTCCCGGCGGATGCTCTTCTTCAGCGACACGCCCGGGACGAAGGTGGCGTCGTCGTCCACGACCAGGAAGATCGACTTCTTCACCGGCTCGCTCTTACCGTCGTCCTTCTTGAGTGCGGCGACAAGGCCGACCGGGTCAATGATCTTCGTCGTCATGATTTTCTGGAGCGCCTGATCGGTCAGCTCGTCCGACTTGAACAGCTCACGGTGTGTGATGGCGTTGCCAGCATGGTCGGTGACGCCTTCGAGTTTCGACGACGGGATGTCGGGGAGCTGGTCGGGACCGCCGCGCATCTGCACGTACTTGCGCAGCGAGTTGAGAAGCTTCTGCTCGGGCTTCCGCTCGCCCGACTGCGTCTCGGCCCGCGTCGGCGACTGACCGCGCATCCGCACCTTCTGGTTGTCGTGCGTCGGCAGGCCGTAGCTGCGGAGATCCTGCGGCGAGATATTCGACTCGGCATAGGCCGCCGGCCGACCGCCCGCGCCGGTGTTGCCTCTCTCGGAGTGCGCCACGTAATTCCACACCGGTGCCAGGTGCAGCGGCAGCCAGCCCGGCGGCATCATCGGTTTGCCGTCGGCGCCCTTCGGCATCGAGTCGTGAAACTCTTTCGGCATGGCTTTCTTTTGGCCGCCGGCTCCGGCGCCACCGGCCCAGTCGGGACGCGGGCCGCCACCGCCCTGCGCGTGCTCGTCCCAGCCCTTCAGGTCGTTGTAGGTCGGGTAGGGCGGCGGTGCGTCCGGATGCGCCGACTTGAAGGCGCCACCGAGGAACGGCTTCATGCGGGCAAACTGTTTCGCCGCAAAGCCGCGCTTCATGCGCTCGACTTCGGCGTTGATCGGTTTGTTCTGCGCCACCTCGTCGAAGGTGTGGAAAGTGCCACCCTCAAATTCTTTCTTCGCGGCGGCCGTCAGGTTGGAGCCCGTCGAATCTTTGAAACGGGTGGCGATGTTTTCTTCGCTCATCGGCTGGCCCGATGCCTTCACGTCGTGCATCGCCTGAAGGATGTGCTTCACCGTCGTCTTGCGCGGCTCTTTCACGTCAGCCTGAATGCGGTGGAAGATCTCGGCCGCCCGGTCGAGGTACGGATTTCCGCCGGCCTGCTGCGTCTGCATCTGATGCTCAAGGTGACGCTCGGAGGCGGCGAAGTCGGGATCGGCGGCCGACAGGGCGGCGGCGTGCGGCGAGCCGGGGGCTGCGTCCGGGTGATGCGTCGGCTCGTCGGTGGCGGCCGGCGCCTGCATGGCGGCGCGGGTGGCGGCGTCCTCTTGCCCGGCCTGCGCATGGCGCTGCTCGTGGATCTTCGAGGCATGGACGGCACCCTCAACGGTGTCGTGCTGCGACCGGTGGATCTCCGAGCCGCCGTGGCTGATCGTGAGGGTGGACTTGCCGTCCTCGTGACCGATCTGGTGATGCGTGTCGCCCACGTCGCGGCGAATGTGCGAGCCAGTGGACTGCCAGGCCTCCGGCGGCTGACGACCGCCACGGCCAGGGTTGGACGGTGCAGCACCGCCAGCGGCGGCAGGCGCGGCAGCAGCGGCCGGCTGTGCAGCAGCCGCAGGTTGTTGACCTCCCAGATGGATGCCGTGCTCTTCGGCTAATTTCCGACGAAGCTCGGCCTTCGGGTCTAAAGTCCCGCCGGATTGTGCCGAAGAGGAAGAAGGCGCCGCTCCAGCGGCAGCCTGTCCCGCAGCCGGGCTCATATCTTCGCCGCCTGCCGGAGCTACCGGTGCAGGATGCGCTCCGCTAGCCGGTCCTTGAGCGGCGGCAGCGGCCGGGCGCGGCGTTCGCGCAGGTGCCGCGCTAGCAGGCTCCGCAGCGCTCGGGCTACCCTCCCCGCCATTATGCTGCGCCAGATGCTCACCGTAAGACTGGTGGCTCGGCGAGAGCTTGGCTTCCTTGAGATGGTGCTCCTCGAAATCATGCGCCCTCCCACGTAGTCGCTGGTCCCGCGTGAGGTTGGAATCCATCGACCGGACCTTGCCGGCGTCGTGGCCCGTCTCCGCTGCAATCTCTTCGTGGGTCATAGAGTGGACGCCGTCACGACGACCGGCGAGCAGCCGCTTCGCGTGTTCGACGCGGCCTTGCTTCTGTTGTACGTCGTTGCCAGCCACCACGCGGCCATCGGGCATTTTGTACCAGTATTGGTATGCGCCCGGCGTCCCGGTCCTCTTGATGTATTTATGCGAGCGCATGTCCGGCCCCTTTCCAGTTACGACCTTGCTTAATGTATTTCACCGCAGTCTTCGAGATGCCGTACTGGCTCGCGAGACAGCGCGAGCTTCATTTTACCGCTGGCGATACCAAAGTGACCATAGCCGCCACCATTGGTGGTGGCGGTCCAGACCCAGCAATCGCCGGATCGGCCAATCTTCTCTTCAAACCTTTCTTGCAGCGTCTTCATGCAATCTCAGTGGTCGCAGGTGCAGTCGTCCGAGACGTTCACCGTGGTAAATGATTTTTCGACTTCCGGCTCTGCGGTCGTGCCAGTGTAGCTGAGGACCGCATCTCGGCCCACTCTTGCCTGATCGTCTTTCCCCATTCTCGCATACTCGCCGTCGTCCACGACTTCACCGCGCTGGTAGGTCTTGCCCTTGAAGTCGAAGCGCTCCAGGGCAACGCGGTGCAGGACGAAGGCATAGCCGTCGGGGATCGGGAGAAGTTGGCAGTGGCACCAGGGATGCGTCGAGCCGACGACCGGGCGCCAGTCGCCAGCCTTCAGGCCGACATTCGAGTCGGCCAGCTCCGAGATGCGAAAGACCCGGGGCGTGACGCCGTCGGCGCGCAGGTAGAGGCGTTTGCAGTGCGAGCAGGCGTCGGGCGCCGGGCGCTTGAAGACGAGCTGGTCGCCGCCGGCCGGTGAGGCTTCGACGATGGCGTCGTGGACGCCTTGCTGAATGGCGGTGTTGATCTCGGTATGGGCAACGCGGTGCCAGTCGCGGGTGCGGTTGTCGATGGCATCGAAGAGGCGGGTCTTCAGCTCACTGATGGTTTCCCGGTGGGCGATGGCTTCCACGACGTTCTGCCGGACGGCCCGGAGTGCGGCGCCAGAGGCCCGCGTGCCGGCGGCGGTGGCATCCCGCACCATCATGTCGCCGATCCCCCGGATGTAGGTGCCGGCGTGCTCGGCCGCGTACTCCACCGCCTTCAGCTCGACTTCGGTGGTCGGGATGTTCTGCGCCGCCCACCGCCTCACCTGCTCATAGGTGACGGGCCGGCGAGCGGCCAGCGGCACCAGCGCGATCAGGCGGCCGAGCGCAATCGGGTCCGCCGTCAGGCTGGTGGTGCCGGCGCTGATGATGCCGAGGCTCTTCAGCGTGCGCAGCTCGGCGTCGGTGAGCGCCCGCTCGCCTAGGGCATCGAAGGTGAAGCCGAGGACGCGCCTGCGGATCACTTCGAGGATCGCCAGAAGTTGCGCTCTACTTATCGCCACTCTGTTCTTTCTGGACGCGCTTCATCAGCGCGTGCAGCCCGGGGCTGTCTTTCTCAAATTGCTTTTCCGCCATCTCAAGATACTGGCGGTTGAATTCCGGATCGCTATCGACCATGTCGCCGGAGTTGCCGCTGCCCTTCGGCCGCTTCGCTTTTTTCTTCTTCTTGCTCATGCTGGCCTCGAAACTTGAGTAGCGTGTATCTGCTCGATCTGCCGGATGGCTTGCTCGGGACTGGTGTAGCCCTCTCTGCCGATCGGGCTATTGTCACGCGAGCGTGTGACGTGCCACTTGTCGCCGTCCTTATGAATACGATAGGAGCCGTGCGCCGCCTGGTAATACCCCGAGCCATTCGTGCGGATCTCGTCGGCGAGCTTCGCCCGCGCCTTGCCCATGGCCGAGCGGACCCGCGTGCTTTGCGCCCGGGTCATCTGGTGGACGCTCGTGCCGAGCAGGTCCATGAGCCGGCCGAGCGGCTGGCTGTCGATGCCGCGTGGCAGGCGGATCTCGGAGCGTCGCTGGCGGTCGCCCATTTGGATCACGTTGGGAGTCGCCGCCGGAGCCGCAGAGGCCCCGCCTGCGCCCGGCACTGGCCTTGGCACGTCGGCGCCGGTCTTGCCCTGCGTGCGCGCCACGATGTCGCGGTAGCCGTCGCTCAGCGTCTTCCACGACTTGTCCTTCAGGTCGCTGTAGGACTGGAAGAGGCGCCAAGCTTCGT